ATGATAACCGTGGTGGTTATGATAATGGCAATATGATAACCGTGGTGGTTATGATAATGGCAATATGATAACCGTGGTGGTTATGATAATGGCAATATGATAACCGTGGTGGTTATCTAAAAAACATCAAAACCTAGCAATGGCGCGGCCTGTAGCTTGATTTTCTCTCTTTATCTTGATCTATCTAATCACTCATGGATTAACCCCACCACTGCTAGGCTCCCCCAATGCAAAAAACCCAAAAAAAACCGCCCGTAGGCGGCTTGGCTAGATCACTTTTCCGGCACTGGCAAACCGTTCAAGACCTCAGTCGTCAACTTGTCCAAAGCATCACCCAGCCGGTCATACAAAAAATCAGGGAACTTGCTGCCGGTCGAGTGCGCCCATGACTCAAGCGCTGATAGGAGTTTGAGCAGCTCTAGCAGTTCTGGTTTGGTCATTGTGTGCCCTCTGCGTCTTTTTTGGCTTGGCTTTGCTCCCAAGGCTCAGTTTGGTATGGGTCATCACTATGCCACCCAAGTTCATAACCCCAGTCAAAACCCTCCTGAAAAGCCGCTTTTATTGCCAGCTTCAGGCGTTCCACTTCCTCTCTTAGCTCGTCAATTTGCATTTCAAGCCGGTCTTGCTGCTCTGTGTTGTCGTCCATACTTCCCCCTAGTAAGTTAGTGAAATCATCTTTTCGTGTGCCGGCTCATGCACCTAGTGGACATGGCGACAACCCAAATGGCTGCAAAAATCCCTAGCCCAATAATGCCAAACGCTACGAACGCGATCATTTCAGCCCCTCTATTTCAATTAGAATGTCAATTAAGTGCTTTGCCTCTTCCAAGTCTTTAGCGCTGCCTTTATCGCGCCAATTCGTAACGCACCTAATCACGCAGCCCTCAATAAATGGAATACCGTTATTGTGGATGTACTCTAATAGCTGTAATTTACTATTTGAGCTTATATCCCCACCAACCTTAGTTGATGTTTCTGGCACAGCATTGGCGTTTCTCATGCCAACAGCCTTAGTTAGGCACTGCTCGCAAAAGTCACTCATTAGCAGGGCGTCTTTTATACATCCCATAACTTGGCAACTTCTCATTTTTCCACCTCAATCAAAAAAGGGTCAGCTTCAAGCCGTGCCCGGTTAGCCGATGCCGCCAAATCCTCGTCTGTGCTGCCGAAACGGCCCTCCCCCCTATCGGAGTCCGGCAATTCAGCAACTAAGCGAAAAACAGGCGTTTCGTGGCGTTGAAATACCATCTGCGCAATAGCTTTGGTGGTGTCAACCGTGGCGACGTTGGCAGAGCCGTTATGCAGGCAAACTTTAATCTCTCCCCTGTAGTCTGAATCGATCAGACCGCCAAGCACCTGGAGCCCCTGTTTCACTGCTAAGCCCGACCTTGGCCAGATAAAACCCGCATGGCCCGCAGGAATCGCAACGCGCACACCGGTATTGAACACGACTCGGCCAAACGGCGGTATTCTCACCGCGCCTGGCGTCTCCTCGTCTGCGTACAAGTCAAACCCCGCTGCGCCGTCTGTCGCTCTGGTCGGTATCCGGTAAACTGCCGGCATTTCAGCCATGTCAATAATCATCAAATCACACATTCCTGCCCCCTTAGTTTTGGAAATTCTCGCCAGAATTTTGGCGCTTTTTCGTGCTCGTTTTCAAAATAGGCGTCGATATATTCACCGCGAAAAAGTCCTATATTGAATGTTGCAAATGCCCACTCATCGTGAATTTGATTGTAAGCGCCTACCACCGGCCACGGCAGGCCGACATCTAGGAGGATTGGCTGGTCTTTTGGTGCTGTTTCCATCTCCTGCCATTCATCGCTCATTTTTATCGATCCTTTTCTGCTCGTACAGCGCCAGCTTGCCGCCTGCTAGCCCCTGCACTCTTATGTCACGCCCAACTGCCACCATCTTGATGACTGCGGATAAGGTTAGGCCCGCGCTCCGTGCGACGCTAGAATATGTCACGCCCGCTGCTAGGTATTCTGTGAGTTTCATTTGCATTCTAATCCCCTGTGGTTTTATTAGAGTGTACCATTGGTGTTCCGTAGCGTCTACACCGGCGGTAAACAACGGAAGTTGGTAGCCAGCTCGCATACCGAAAATATTTTCACTTTTTTACACCTAGGGTATAGACGCACGCCTAAACCTCTAGTACAGTTACATCACCGGCAAGCAATACCGCTACCGGCTAACTAAAGGGGCAGGTTATGAATTTCTTGAAAGGTAAAGGTATTGAATTAGTAAGGCTGGCCGCACAGGCCGGAGTTAAGATTGACGATGAATGTCAGTTCGCGTTTTTGCCAGAACATGTAGCCCGCATGTGCAGCGCTCAGATTCAGCGTTGGGCCGCAACCGCAAACACTTGCGAGTCTGAGGAGTATGTAAACGAATTTACTCCTGCCGGCGACATGCAAGAGCTGGCCCAACTGGTCACCTTCGTAACCCAGCCTGCTGAGTGGTTAATCATGGCACAGCACTGGGTGACGATAGCCGAGATGCAAAACGGTCGCATTTTGGATATGGCAGAGCTTGATGATCTGCTCTGGTGCGAAGCTCTGCGCCGTGAGTTTTCCGACGACGCTGGAGTTATGGCTGGCCACGGCTTTAATCTCGCGCTAATGCTCAAGCACGAGCCGCAGAAGTTCCTTGCCGTGTGCCAGGAGGCCGCGATCAAGCATACCATGGTCACCGCCGAGCGCATTTTTGATGCGGCTATAGGCGAGTGGTTGGAGGAACTAACGCATGGCAATTAGAGAAGCCCTGCCGGGTCACTGGGTCGGCACAATCAAGCTGGAACACGCAACAATCACCACCGCTGGGCCGTCGCGCTCAGTGGTTTACTCGAAATTAATAGAATTACTGGGGCAGATTATATGAAAGACGAAAACTTGAACATTTGGAATTTCGCATCAACGCCAGATATTTCCGCCACAAAAAAAGCTAACGTCAGCGGTCAAAATCAAACTAGCATCTCAGGGTATTGGTTTTTTCACGAGGCGACAAAAAAGTTTGGTCCTGCTGGCATTGGTTGGGGCTGGGATGTTCTCGAAGAGCGTTTTGATATTGGAGTACCTGCTAAAATCACAGTGAACGGCGCCGACCACCTTATTGACACAAAAATTCACACCTTGAAAGTGAAACTTTGGTATGTGCTGGACGACAAGCGCGGGGAGATCATTCATTATGGCCACACACCTGCAATTTATGCGTCAAAACATGGCGCAAGTATGGACGGTGAGGCTCCTAAAAAATCACTAACGGATGCGCTTAAAAAAGCGCTATCAATGCTAGGTTTTGCATCTGACGTGTTCATGGGTATGTTCGACGACCAAGACTACGTCAACGCTGTAATAGCCGAGCAGACTATTGATAAAGCAGAGAGCAAAGAAGCTGAATCCGACAAGCAAAAGGATGAACTTCAAGCCATGGTTATAAAGCATTTAGATTTAATGAAAAACGCAGTCACGCTGCCAGAAGCCAAAGGCATTTTGAAGTTTTGCCGCACCTTGGAAACTCGAAAGGCCATTCCAGTTCTCCGCGAAATATGCGAGAGAGGCCTAATTGCCATGAATAAAACATTCGACAACAAAAAACAGGAGCTAGAAAATGTCAAGTCTATATAACTTAAGCGAAGAATTCGCAAACTTATCATCAATGCTAGAGTCTTGCGAAACCGAAGAGGATTTCGAGGCTGTGCAGAACTCTCTATTGTCACTAAAAGGCGAGGCCGGTGATATTATCGAACAGGCCTGCATGGTTATTCAGGAGTCAAACGCCAACGCCAACAAAATTCAATCCGAAATAGAACGGCTACTCGCACGCAAAAAACACCACGCCGAGCGAGTCGCACGAATGCGCGACGCAATAAAAGCTCTGATGGTTAAGGCTGACATCAAAAAGGTTGTTGGCGTTCTGTTTTCGGTAACGCTAGCGGAAGGCTCTGAAAGTGTAGACGTTTTTGACTTATCGCTTGTGCCAGATGAATTTATCGAAGTGAAAACCGTTTTACAGCCGGACAAGGCGCTCATCAAAAAGGCGATAAAATCAGGTGTAGAAGTGGCTGGCGCCGCTGTAGTTCGCGGCGATAAACAATTGCGAATCAAATAACACGGGGCACAACATGACCGAACAACACTTTAAAATCGCACGGACTGTAATTATAGCAGCCGCCATTTGTGTGGTTATTTTCGGCACACTAGACGTGCTTGGGTATATCCCCGCAGAGTTTGGCGGGAATAAGTAATACAGCGCCATTCGCGGGTAGTGGGCCTAAAAAAACTCCCGCAGGTTTCGCCTTCGCTCTCCTTTAGCATTTCGCGACGCGGGAAACTGGATTCCGGCAGGTGTCGGATAATCTGGAAACTCTGCCGAGCGGGATGGGTGAGAAACTGGACAGCCGGAAAGACGGCACCTAATTAAATCGAAGCGGGAAGTGCTCTCCTGAGGGTGTCGGGGAACCGATGCGGCATCGATTGGTGAGCCTGCCACCATGAGCACAGCAGGCACCTATTAACCAAGGGGAATTCATGACAAAACCGTGCCCAGATTGCGGCGCCGCGCTAGTTAGCCTGCATTCCACAGCCGAGCGGATATGCTCAGGATGCCAAAAATATTGGCCTTGGAAACTGGCTGAGGGCCAAAAACCCATTGGGTACTCAGTGTGCCCAGACAAAATTGAACAAATAACCGAGGAATAGAAGTGGCACTAATTAAAACATTCGAAAACGACGTTATCACGTCAACTAACGTACAAATGAAAGAGCCTGCGCGGCAAGAAATCCGCGATTTAATGTCGGAGTTTTTGAAGAATGGCAGCCAGATTGTGGAAGTTTCTCCTTATGTGAATGCCGAGAATATCGAGGCGTACCGGCCCATGACTCAACAGGAAGAAATGGCTGTTAAATTGCGCTGTGGGCTAAAGGCCAATTGCAACATGACAATTGTCTATAGGCCTCAGGATAGAATGTGGCAAGCTACACTAGGCATTTCCACGCTAGGCTTTTTCCCAAGCCAGCAAAGTGCAGAGGATGCAATCAGGGCACGGGCTAAAATAGTTTTCGCAGATTCAACTAAAAACGGGCGAAAATTATCCGCTATGACTGAGGTACAGATTAATAAGATGGTGCTATTAAATGTCTAACATTATCGCCAGCAAGTCACCCAAAAACATGGCCAAAGCCAAGCGCCTGATTCGCGGTTTAACGCTAGAATGGGACGACCTGAACCCACTAGACGCGACTCATGTGGTTAATACGAAAGTAGGCCACAGGAACCCCATCACAAGGCTGAGTGCAAAGGAAATGGTCCGGCAGTACGCGCAGTTCATTTTCGAGCGGATTAGGATGGTTTGGCGCGTTCAGATAATAATGTTTTTTCAGTATGCGAATGGTGACAAGTACCAAGAAGACATCGAGTTAGAGTGCAATTGCCACCTAAAATCACTTAATGACCATTGCCTAGACGAAATCAAGCAGGTGCGAAAACTTCACGCGGAAGACGCCTACCAATTCACTAGCTTTAAGATTGAATGCGTTGGGTTTTAACTTAGTCTTATTGTTTCGTTTTTCTGCTGTTTTTGAACGACTGATACAGCTCGCGGGCGGTTTTGACAATCATTAACGTCAAATAAATGGCGCTCGCTATGCTGGCGTAATCTGATAGTGTCGCATTCATAATGTGCTGCGCTCTCTCTATATGCCCTTCAACGCTCGGCGCTATCACGCCCACTCCGGCCACCGGCACCGCTACCGAGTGCGGCAGTAGGCGGTCGATCAATGGTGTTAACGTCTCTGCATGTTCCGCGTGATTCATTGTAAGCCCTAACCCATTCGTAGATTGTTTTTATCAGCGCCGCCGATGTAACGATCACTGCCAGAATCGAATTGTAATCGTTTAAACTCATCGAACAGCCCCAGCGACAGCGCCAAAATTTCGACGGCGAATAGGGAGTCCATCGCCGCGCCATATAACCAATCAACCTCCACATACCCGATAGAATAGCAGAATGCCAAGATTGTATTATATAACAAAGCAAGGATTTCGCACCCAGCTACAACGATGAAGCAAGGTTTTCTGGATAGCGCCAGTGCGGAAAGCGCAAGCCCCATGGATAAAGCTGACTTGATGATCAACTCCTGCTGCCATGCGTGGTCAGCCCCTAGTGGGAGCATATACACCACGGCGACTAATGCCATTAGGGCTAGGCTTTTTTTCATTAGCACATACCGCCTTTTCCTTTGCTTTTTTTAGGCTTTTGGGACATGGCAATTACCATAATGGTAGGTTTTTTGCCTTTTGCTGCTGGCGGATTTTTTGGCTTTGATTTGTTCGGCATGATTATTTCCTAGTTATAGTTTAAAAGAAGTTTCAACAAGCACTGTAATTACAGCATCGCATGTTACGGGTAAAAATCCTGCATCGGTTGTCAATATCACTTTGTACCTAGTTCCGGCAGCTCTTTGCGTTCCAGATGTTGCCGATACTTTTTTAGATGCTGTGGTAGCCCCTCCGAAGTCAGCGGTAACAATTTGAACATTCGTCTGCTCTACTCCGCCACTGTAAGTTTTTACTGTGATACTGCCGGCAGTCACTGGGGTAGATAATTTTACTGACGTTGCCACTATTCGTCCAGATACGGGAAGAGTGATCTCCTCCTCCCATATGATTCCAACAGGATAGGCACTCTGGTTTCCTCCTGCTGCAATATTTTCTCTGGTGAACACTAGGGGGACAATATTTCCCCAAGAGTATTCGGACTCAGTTCCTATATTCGCATAGCACGTTGATGATATTACATTCGTAGGATGAAGGTATATCCCCGCAGTGTTCGAAACGCCAGACACTCGGTTGTTGTGTATACGAATATCGTCACCGATAAGTGCGTAAATTCCCCATTCAGTACGGTCGGCCAAACCTGAGTCATCTAGACAAGAATTGCCACTGATTTCTATATTTGAGCTCGTAGCTATTCCGGCAGATCCTGAAATTGTTATACACGCCGTTTCTGTTCCGACTGGATTATGGTTGGCTATATTTTTGAATGTATTATTTGAAACGACACCATTTTGCGCACCTATAATCCCAATACCGGCTTTAGTGTAAATATTTTCGGCTGTCCCGCCATTTACGCCACCTTTGCATGTGTTTCCTGTTATCACGAAGCCATCTGATTCAGAACCTGCCACATTATTTTCAGTCCATATACAGCGCAGGCAGTCTATGAAATCGTTATTTGCTATTCTGACATTTTGCTGTTTATATCCGGCAGCGCCGAAAAATGCCACACCACAACAATCGACTAAAGGACCTGCCGGATTTTCGTAGCGCGTAATCTTCTCGAAAACATTGTTAACTATAGTATGTCTACCCTCTATCACTGGTCTAGATGCAACATAATTAACACCCGTTCTAACATCGGTTGTATAGTTATGCAATTCAATCCCATTCTCACCAATATTATAAAATGTGTTACCGTCCGCTAAGATTTTAGCGCCGTCTCTCATTTTTATTCCGGCGTCTATCACATCATGAAAATAGCACCCGGTCACATTTAAGCTTTTCGTTATATAGCCAAGTATCGCTGGCACAGCATTGCCTGCCAAAAATAGGCTTGACGTCCCATCGAACTCTATCCCGTGGAACCATACGCGATCCGAACTATCGGGAAGCAAAATAAGTGGTTTTATTGAAGACCCTACTTTTTTTATTTTTCCACCGCCGAAAATAAACTGCCCGTCGGAAAATCCAGTGACATCCCCGGTCACTCCGAATGTGTATCCCTTTGGAATGTAAAGCGTTTTACCAGTTGCTATTGCATACCCTAAAACGAGAGTTTCATCTGAACCATCTCCTATAGCGCCAAAATCCATCGGGGTCACCCAGTCGCGTAATTTTTGCTGCACTGATTGCGATACTGCGTTTGCACCAGCTTGAATAAAGTTAACCAAACTCGACCCTGAACTCGCCGCTAAATCATCGCGCAGGTCATCTATGTCTACAGAGCCCACACTCTGCACATTAGGAAGGCCAGATGTGACATTATTCGCATCAGCATCTGCGGAGCTCGCATACAAAACAAAACGGAATGCTGTATAGGTTGACAACAAATGCGGGATAAAAACCGTGTTGTTATCGTTTGGGTTGCTAATTGGAAACCCGTAATCGTTCAACTTGCATTTAGCTATCGAAGTCGCGCCGCCTGAATCGGTTTGCATGTTAATAGGCGTCGAGCTGTTGGCTTGATAAAACTTCAAATAATAGCCGTTTGCTGGTGTTCCATCTAATTTGAAATACTGAAACGGGAATCTAGAGATTGGAACGTAGGACATTATTGTTTCGCCTCGGCTGGTTTGTTTTTATCGTCTGTTAGCATTAGCCACGCGGGAATTCCGCCGGCTGCGAATATTTGTTTTCGTGTGTCCTGGCTCGCAGATTTCATAAAGTCCTGCGCCGTTCTAGTTTTCATGAATTGCGCGCTTTTGGCTACCGCCGCTGCACTTGCTGGGTCGTTCATTGCTTCACCTAGCGCTTGTTTAAACGTCCCTGAATTCAGCATTCGTGCGATGTTTTCTACTAGGCCGGATTCTTTTGGAACGGCCACTAGGCTACCTGCTACATCTACTAATGTTGGGTTTCCAACAGCTCGTCTCGCGAATGAACCCAAAAGCTTGGCATATATCCCGCCCTCTTTTTCGGCCATTTCGATAGCGCCTTTTGCTGCCCCAGTGGCAGGCGTTGACGCTGCCCTACTGATAGCCCCGTACATTTTCGACATTTCTGACATAGCCTTGAAATTATCATCCCCGAGCGCTTTTTGTAGGCGGCCCTTTAGCAGTGGAGTGGATTCCACTTTAGTCCATGCGGTATTAAAGTTTCCAGCACGCGCGCCTATCCCTAAGGGCGTTAAAATCGACTCTTTAATATTTAGCATCTGGCCTATCATTGTTGCCGCTGCCGCTTGATGGTACTCTTTTGGTAGGTTGCTGAATACCTCGTCAAAGTTCGCGTAGTCGCCATTTGTTAATTGAGTGCCGACGGATTTGGTATCACCGACCATAGAACCCAAACCCGTCTTTGTACTAAAGAACTCAATTTGCTTCTCCAAGGCTTTTCTTTTTTTTGTGGCATTATTTAATGCTGCCAGTTCCCCACTACCTAAGACTCGATCTGCTGTGGCGTGCTGAATATCGCTTAATTTTTCATACATTCTTTTGAGTATTCCTTGGTCCTGATCTGGGTAAAGTCCTTTACCCTTTTCTTTACCTAGCGACCCGCCAATTTCTTTTCGCAGCTTGTCGACTTGTTGGTATGTCGGCCTGTTTGTGAGAAGATCTAGCACACTCTCCTCGGCATCGCTTAAATTTTTGCCGCGCAGTAGTGCTTTAGCGGCTTTTAACTCCTTCACAAAAGCGCGGTCGCCAAGCCCTACATTAAGGTTATTCATTGTGAACTCGGCCATTTTCCTATTCACAGGCCCCCGTGCTATATCCTCCGCCGCCTTTAGTGTTTCCTCTGTGGCCCGCATGGCGTTCAACGTTGTCTCGCTGAAATTGCCTGCGCTCATATCCCCAGCCGCGCGTTCAATGTTTTCTCGTGCGATTCTGTTCACTTGCTCGCTGAGGTCGAGTAGTTTCTGGCGCTCTTGATTTCCGCCAAGTGCAGCCATAGCGGAGCCAAGACCGGCAATGGATTTATTGTCCGAAAATGCGCCCAAAGGTAAATCTTCAACGTTGATTCCAACGCGCTCAAATGTGTCCACTATTTCTTTATTCGCGTTTAGCACTGAAGCGATCTCAGTGTAATCAGTTGGGAGCTTCCCCGCGGCTTGTTGTGGGGTAGTTGGGGCGGACTCCCTTAATAGTGAGGCGGGTATATTTGGGTCGTTTTGCGCCTCTCTAGCCACTTGTTGCAGGTCAATATTATTCCTGCCGGCCCACTCGGTCACCTCCTGAGTGAAATCGCCCGCCGGAGTCACCACGCGATTAACCGGCAGGCCTACTTTTGCCGAAAGATACCGAGCAGCAGCGCCAACACCAATGGGAAGCAGCTCCGAAGCAGCACCGATAGCAGTGCCAATAATAGTGTTTCCAACTTGCTCAGTTCCGGAATCTCCGGCGCCTCTTGAGATAATATTTGATTGTGCTCCACCAATTACTGCTGTGGTTGCTGCTCTGGCCAGTAGTGAAGGGATGCCTGCTGCGGCTCCTGCATACCTAGCTGCCGTTGGAACGCCTCCTGTGGCCCATGATATGGGTATGAATGGTGCCGATTCAGCCAATATTTTGCCTGCTCCGAATTTTATAGGGTTTGTTTGTTTTAATGCCTGCGTGTAGGTTTCCTGCATAGGTGTATCTGTCGGCTGCTCATTAAATTTATCCAAGCCAAGCCCGCTAGTCACTTCGCGGCTGCCAATTGTAAGGCCTCGTCTAAATGCCTCCCCCGATCCAATTTGGTCGGCCATCGAAAGCGCAGCCTTCCCACCTTGCCTGGCCTCAATTGCTGCGCGTTCCGCTTGATCTTGCTCCGCGCTTAATATCTGCGCATTCGCTAGCCCCTCTTGGTTAGCGGCGTGCATTTCGGGAGTTTGCGCGGCCATTTGCGACGGTGTTCCAATATTGCCCATAGCTTGAGAGAGAAAGCTTTTCGTGGACGACTTGAACTCGCTGCGCATTTGGTCAAGCTCAGCCTGCTTTTCGGCTGCTCGCGGGTCGCCAAGCTTATTCAACATCTCAATATCGCTTTTAAGCTCCGCCGCCTTGGCTGCGTCATATTGGGGTTTATCTGCCATAATTATTTCCAAGAATTGTAGCGAAGGCTTGACACACAAGCATTATAGCAAGTTCATCATCATTTTCGTTGAATCTAGGCGCAGGATTTAATCGTTTGGCAGGCCCACTAGCGCCAGAATGTTGGGCGTCTGGTTTGCCGAATAGCGGAATAAACGCCCTCGCACCGAACGCTCTCGCCCTAAATGACCTAAGTGCCATCTTGCACCACTGCTGTACGGTTTCCATTGGCGTCCACAGTGTAAACAATGCGATCTTTAGTGTCTGCAATGTCTCTGAATCTCTCTGTGGTGGTGTTCGCACCGCTGACTTTTCCAGTCAACGCCGAATGCTGAACTTTGAACATTTCATCGTAGGACATGCCGGCCTCAACAGTGTAATCGTGAACGGCTGCTGCAATGGTTGCTGAGTCGTTCGTGGCAATTAAAATAGTGTTTCTCCACACCACGTCCACACCACCGCCTCCAGTTGTTGGTCGCTTCACGGGGTAAACGAAATCATCACGGTAAAATCTGCGGTTATCAGACTGCACAATATTCGTCGTGGTCTCGTTGTCCAAATACATATCGAGAACGGTAGCGTTTATCCGGATGTTGGCCTCATCGACAGCGGTCACCCCACCAAAAAACTCACGGATGCCCTGCACGGTTGTTAGGTTGTAAATCCACCACGTATAGAACTCTTGCGCTGAATAATCGGAAGTTAAAACTATGTCGGTGGTATCGTTCCCATAATCGGCTGAAAATTTAGTTATCGCAGACCCATCTATCGCGTAAGTGTTGTAAACGTCGTCGGCTTCCTGCTCAACAAATAGTGAGAAGTCTGCCGTCCCTGCTTGCGCGTTAGCTTCATATGGCAAATATGAAGTGGCTCCTGTGGTGCTTGTTACACGCGTTCTGACAATATCATTTTCATCACCTGTGAATTCCAGAGTATAGGATGTGCCGGCCACCACCTCATTAAGCAGCTCTAATGATTTTGTGGTGTTGTAAATCTGAACCCGTGAACCTGCGATCATATTCGTCACTGAAAAATTCACTGATTGCAACGGGTAAAGATTAGTGCTTTGGTCCGCGCTAGTTGTGGTCATTGCCACACGGATATTGGTTAGCGCATTAGTCGAGCTGGAGCTTTGGCAGGTAGCGCGTATTTTTAATTTAAAGCCTGCGGAAGAAGTTATGGTTTGCGCGGTTAAATTCGCAGCGGTTAGCGTTAGCCAAGTTCCGCCGTAGCCAGATCCGGTATTGATTTGGAATTCAAATAGGTGGTTACCCCAAACGCCACTGCCTGCCGAGGTTACGTTAGTTCCGGTGATTGTTGGCAGGGTATTGGCAAATGCCGTGTAGTCCAACACCCAGTGTGGCGTTTCCCATACGGTCTGCTGTCCGCTCACCGTTAATAGCAGCTGGCCCGCGGAATTGAATTTAGGAGAGCCGCTGGTCACATAGCATTGCGCTGCACTTAGTGTTGTTGGCTCATTGCAAACAATTTCTACAAAGCCTGCTGTGGTGCTAGTGAACCGGGTCGCCCAGTGCGTACCGTACACTGCTGTCTGCCCTGATGTTGTGCCGGTATAGCCGCAGCTTTTAACGATAGAATTCAGGGAGGTTATTGCGTCGGTATCTGCGTAATCGCCATATACATGCTCTATAGTGAGTCCTGTGTCTGTAACATCAGTTATCATACGTCCTTGCCGAGTGTTTGACGCATAGCATCGGCGGATCTTCATGTTGGAATTAGAGCCGCTACTTACGAATATATACCCTGTAGCATTTGCGCTGCCGCAATTTATGGGGGAAGCATAAGTCCCTATATGTTGAATAATTGATCCGCTTGTTATTCCCGCATTCACCCACGCGAGATATGGGTGAACATTTGCAATGCCTCCCAGAGATGACACTTCATCCACGGTAATGCTTGTCGCTGCGTCCACACGCACCGCGTAAATCTGGTTTGATGTGCTTGTTCCCGATGTTAAGGTGTCGGCATATTGGCAATTGGAGATGATGGTGCCTGTTCCGCTTAAGTGGTAGACATAGCTACCTACGACGACGCAATTACTAAAAGCGCAATCAACATTCCTTGCCATCCATAGAGCTGATGTGTTGGCGTTTGTTCGCTCTGTTAGTAGATCCGCCCACACATTATCAAAAACGACGTCAATGTTCTGGTTGGTGGTGAACGCTATGTTCGAGCTGCTGGCTGTTGTTGTTCTGAAGTTTTTCACATCGCCACCAGCGTAACAGTAATTTATCACCGTGGTGGCGTTGGCTTGTGCCTGTGTAGTCGCGGCAATAACATTGTCAATATCAAGAGGCGATGCGCTTCTAAGCACTAAAAACCTATCATGGAAAATGGAATTCTTAGCCAGTATCGAGAAAGTTCTATCAAAATTCGAATACCACTGACAAACAACACCGTTAAGGCTAATGATCCCCCCTAAGGTGGTGTCAAATTCTTGCCTAGTGGCCACAGTTGCATGAGGTAAAACCCTCGCGCCTGATCCACCAGCCGATCTAGTGCAGTTTGTTAGGATGACCGCCGGAATTCTGACCTTGCAGCCAGTGGGTGGAAGAAACCCAACATTGTTTGTGCCGTTGTTGCCAATGCGTATGCCACTTGTTGTTTGCCAGATCACTTTTCCGCGAACGTCTGTTGGGTAGGTCGAAACGGAAACATTGCTGCCAGCGCCAGCAAACCGCTCATAAACGCCGGAGCCGGATGCTGTTTCAATCCATACACCACCCCAAACGCTGGCTATAGTAGCGGTGGTTGGACAGGGGATGATTTGGCCAGCCGAGCCATTGGTTGTCCCCAGCTCAAACCATGCCTGAACGCTAGACACGGTTAAAACCCTTGATACGGTTATCGTCCCAGTCTCTGCCCCTCTAATTTCGATCCAGCTTTGAATGTCGGCGCCAGAACAGGTGGCTGTAATACCGGTTAAAGCCCCCGCTGAAAATGCGCCACCAGTGATGCCACCTAATTTCATGTATCCAGAAGCGGGGATTGCATTACCTGGCACAGTAGGCTCGCTTTGCCAATCAGCCCAAGTGCCGAGGAACACGCCCGAAACGCCGCCTTGTGAAATAGTTGTGCCATAGGCCGGAGCATTCCCGCTGCCACCCGTGTAGCTGATTTGGCGGGCGTATGTTGGGTCAAATTGTAGCGTGCCACCGATACCGGATGAGGTGACATTATCAAGCGAGCCGGCAGCTACAGAGTGGTTAGGACAAGCATAAGTATCTGTACGCACAACCAGCGTTGAGCCTGCTGAAATAGTCCAAGTATCTAGTGTAGCATTCGTAGAAGCACCAGATTTTTGGTCGTAATACTCAGTCCCGCCGCTATTTATCGCGAATGCCGTCATTTCTCACCTAATTTTTGGTTGCCAGAACTTCCAATATTCTACCCTGTTCATCGCGTATTATCTCGAACCTGTAATTAGGTTGTGGCGATTTATCGCCAAGGGCTTTGACTATCTGCCCAATTGCCTGCGCCAGTACCTCGGCGGATTTTTTGGATGAATCGGCAAGCGCCTCAGATTGCGATTTGAGCGCGGACTCTATCGCCTGCCCGTATTCCCTACGCTCCGCAGCTTGCTTGCGTTCTAGCGCAATCTGCGCATCCCTAGCCTTGCGATCAGCCTCAGCTTTTGCTTCTGACTCTTTTTTGGCTAGCTCGGCCTCGTACTTCTTGCGCTCCTCTTCGCGCCGCGCATAGTTGGATTCAGCCTCGGCTATAGCTTCGGCTGCGTGCTCTTCTACTATCTCGGATATTAGCTGCTCATGGTCAGTTGGCATTACTGCGGCTCCTGAAAGCCCGGGGTCATAGCCTTATAACTTTGTTTTTGCTTATCCGTTAAGCTGTCCCACATGGCTTTAGTTATGACAGGCGGCGAGGGTTTCTGTCCAGCGGCTCCATGTGGCGCTATTGTGGGGGTGGTTTTTTGGGCGGGTGGCGTTTTGGGTGGTTCCCTATCTGCATCTTTTTGTGGCGTAGAATTAAGCTCCATAAGGTACGGGTACGCACCGCCATAATTTGGGCTTTTTTCCACAACTTTTTTGCCCTGCACGACAGCGTTATTCAATCGCTTCTGCATCCCTTCCAGTATTTGGATGTTTGCCTTTGTTCCTATTGAGTAATCAGCGCCGGTTCCGCGCAATAAATCAAAGTCGCTTTTAACAAGCACACCTTTCATATCTGCGCTGGCGTCCAATAGGTCTTTCTTGAATGCGCGCTCAACAGTCTCAGCGTCAGCCGTGTCTAAGTTTAATGCGTTGGCGATGTCTTTATATAAAGCATTAACGCCACCTGTTTCCACGCGGTCGCTTTTTAGCAAGCCGAGAACAGTGTTTAGGCGTGGAAGCTGAACTGCCGCGACCTCCCCGTTATTTAGAAGAGTCGCCTTTTTAGTCTCAACTGCCTCTGCTTCAACTTTTTGAGTTACCGCTAGCGCATCGGACCTGGCTTTGGCGTCAGCCTGTTCACGGATGGCGGCTTCATCGTATTGATTTCTCACTCCTAGCAAATTTCCTGCTTGGGTATATTTGGCCTGGTCCGCTTCCGCAGCTGTTAGCCCTGTGTTTCGGTTGGCCACCTGTGCCAAATTCATCGGAACAATTTTTGACTCAGTTTGACCTGTTGACGGGTTGAAAACATTTACTGAGCTGACGAGTTTGCCGTTTGGATCATAGCCGAGCACTGGCGTTCCAACAGCTTGGAAACCTGCCTTGCTGCCCTGCATACCCATTTGAGCAGCCGGAGCAACCACGTCATAAGCTTGTTGCAGGCCCTCGTCGCTCATGTGTGACTCATCGACGCCAGTGGTGTCGAGCCCCATGGCCTTCATCTTTGCTAGGTGCATTTGTGCTGTAGGCCAGCGTTGCTCTAGCGGCATTGCTTGCAGCTGCTTGATAGCGTTAGCTGTGTAGCCGGCCCCCGCAATCTGCTTGGCCATGTCGAGCTTACCGGTTTCGGCTTGGCTTTGTGCCGTCTGCGCTTGCATAGCTTCACGCTGAAGAGGTGCCATCATGTTTTTATTGGCCTGATCTTCACCAGCCATCGATGCTGCGTAAATACTTGGAGGCTGAACCTGCCCTAGTAGAGTGTAGTCAATAGCCATATTTAGCCTTTATAAATTGAGCTGATGCCGTTGTAGTAGTCGTTTGGGTTTTGATTGTAGATGCCTTGCTGCCCAGTTCCGCCGAGCGATCCAGATAGCCCACCCATGCCGCTGCTGGCTCCACCTCCGCCGCCTTTCATCATCCCGCCGCCATACATGCTGCTTGCGGTTTGCCCGAACTCTGATGCTGCCGCAACTGCATCTCCGTAAAATTGATTTTTGGCTTTTTGTAATGCGTTTAATTGACCGGCCTTAATATTGCCTAGAGCTTGCTGTTGCTCTTCAACTGTGCGGCCCTGCTGCGCATAAAGCCCCGTCATATTGCCGGCCGCATTCTGCCCAATGCCTGCCGCGTTAAATAGCGCGTTTTGCTGGTTTTGAATATACGGCATAGCCGCCGCTTGCCAATTCTGCAAATAGTTTTGCTTGGTGTCTCCTGCCCCAGTTCTTCCTCTTACAGCAGATTGCTGCGCCGTTTGTTTGTTTAAATTAGCCAGAGCCGCCTGAAATAATGGATTTGATTCGCCAACATAAGCAGCTTGACCTTCTGGGGTAAGAAGGTTTTGAAGTTGTGGTAGGGCGCTCGCTCCAATTGCAGAATATGGCTTCTGCTGCTCAACGGCAAGCGCCTGCTGCTCTTGCTGCTGCTTAATCGCTTCGGTTTCGGCTGCTGTTAGGGCCTCGCCAGCTTTTTTCGCTGTTTTTTCATTTTGCTTTTTTGCGTAGTAGGATGCGCCAGTTTTTGCAGTCGCAACCGCTCCAGCGATGATTAAAGCTGCTGGCATAAATATTCCTCTCTATTTAATCTGTAGTAATTCGCCACATCATCGGAGTGAGTGAATTTCAGAAACTCTAATGCTAATTTCTTGGCCGCTGTATTTTCATGCAGTGCATAACTGGTTACGGCGTGCGCTCCTTTGGAATTGAATAATTGGTCGAACGTCCACGATATAAAATCCCGCAAAGGCTTCCCCCTTGCTCGCTTTAATGCTTGCGTGTGCGCCTCGTAAACCCCATAACCTGTATTCACGTAAAAAATACACCCGCCATCGTATTGATAAATCACACCCTTGTCGAACAAAGGAGAAAAATCGAGTTTTAGGCCATTGCCTGCATTAACTTCTGGATGATTGGATATCTCATTCATGTAGTCGGCATTTTCGCTGATTTTATAATCCGGCTTCATACGTCACCGGCCACTGTGAATGAAATGCTATTAGCAACACCAACAGTAACCGCCAGGCGCCCATTTGGGGGTATCACGCAACCAGCAAAATTTGGGATGTCCACCTTGTAACGATTAACCACGGTCACCGGCCTAACGTGATCTGGGGTGCCTGTTGGGCCGTAAATTCGAACAGAATAGGTGGAAGCCGCGCCGGTATCGTTTGATGCAACAAACTTAGTAATTGGCACCCCAGCAGATGAGCCCGCAGTGTAGAGGGTTAATTCTGCCGTGGTGCTTGGCTTTACGGAATTGCATAGGCTTATGCTCATTATCCCACCGGAACTGGTTTGATTATTAATGCGCAGTTTACACCAGTGATGTTGTTCGCGGCAGTCTGATTCTCAACCCACACATCGATCTGGTCGCTTGATGTTAACGATAGCACAGCGTGAGTACTACAATTCTCCGCTTTGCCTCCTGCCGTGGCTGTGGCGACCGAGATGGAGTTGGCTACCTGCACGCCATTTTTATAAATGTACAGCCCAACAACATTATTAACGGTGGTCGTTAATGAACAGTTCGCGGATATTTCACATATCTGCGTTAGTGACCCGCCGTAAACAATTTTATTTGATGAAAGCGAACACCGCTGGCTTATTGATTCTAGTGTAAAAGTTCCCGCCAATTTTACGGGCGTATTAGCTGACCCAATAACCGTGGCTGTGCCGTTTGCGATCATCGTTGCATAACCGAGGGTAGAGCTATTGCTTACACCTTTGCATTGCAAGAAGCGCGATTTGTTATCGTTGTACGCGACGCCTGACGTGTAAGTGCCACCGCCTGAAAAGTTAACGGTATCGAGAATATAAGAGTCGATAGGAATGCTTGCCGAAGCACTGACATTAATCCCCACATTTGCGCCTGTAACAACAAAGCTGGAATAAATAAACCGAATCCTGCGGCTAACTGTTAGTGTCGCGGGAAATGTTATTCCAGTGCCGGTGCCAACACTAAAAAGATAGGTGTTAAATGCTACCGTTCCTATGTTCCCGTCGATCGTTAGCCCCGCCGAATTCAAAAAAGCGCCGTCGGTAAATACCGCGTTCCCATACCCTGAAATTGTGCCAATACTTGGGCAATTCAGGAAATTCACCCCAAGCCAATCTATTGCATAAGTCGGATCTGCCGCCACTGCGCTTATGGCTGTTGATCCTGATGGAGCCGTCACTGTGATATTTCTGATTGGTAGCGAGTAGGTCGTGGTGATTAGCGCAACACCAGATAACCCAGTTGAGGTTAGCGTGGCAGTTTCTGATGATGTGCCAATAATACTTACCGGCCCTGAGCACAATATTCTGTTTCCAACCAAATCAACCGAGTCAGTGAAAAAGTATGCCCAGTGGTTAGCGTGATAACCCCAGAAACTGGCGCAGGCAAGTCGGCTAGTGTTGAGATATAGGTAAATTTAGTGCGCGAGCTGAAGTTGTATAACTCAGCAAAATTCGCAGCACTTTTCTGAAATGCTGTTCGTATTGGGTCGCCCGTGCCATCGTTAGCAGTGGTTCCAACATTAATCACTTGTTCTGTCATGCAATGTCCGCCGAGATATAATCAGAGTCGCTATTTAAACTTGAGCAATCCGCCGTGAGTCGCGGGTCTGTGTCGGAAATTATAGCATTTAACTCATCTATTTTTGCTTGAACATATCCCGCGCTGACGCTATCTGCATCACTACCGCTTGCCCCTTCCGCCACCTTTGCAATCTGCGCTAGTAAATTCTCGAGCAACCTAAAATATGGGTCTAACTGGGCTGTCCTGAGTGCGTCAGGCCGAGTTTTGTTTAGTATTAGCGTTTGAGTTGCCATTAGTAGCCGGCCTCCCTAACGTCAATTGCAGCGCTGAAAAACGCCAGCCCAACCGGGTCATAGAGCCGGGTTCGAATTGCTAGCTGTTGAAATTGCAGCATGTTGAACCACTCAACTTTTCGAGTGAATTCACCGCTTCGGCCAATCTCAATGAACTGTTCTTGGCTCCATGTTTTCCCGTCTGTGGAGCACTGCACACCAAGCACCGGAACTTCGCCTTGGCCGCTAACTAAGCCGACGCCTGCCTCTAATCCGAAAACTACCTTGCTCATCTCGTAAACACCGCGAACACTGCCGAGCTTTTCACCAGCGACAAACTCAAACGTTTTCTCGCGGATTACCGGCCCCCATGAGTTAACGAAGTTTTCAAAATCCAGCTTGTAAATAATGCCAATACTATTATCGATAAATATGTTTAGGTTGTAGTTGAAACAATTACTGCCGGCTTGATAGCGGTCACCGTCCAGCCCTGAGTCTAGTTGAAACCATGTGTCGGTAGTTTCGGAATAGCACCAAGTCCGGTTGTTCGCGTAGAAGTCAAAAATTACAAAGTGCTGGCCGTCGAATGTTAGGTTGCGCGCCCGGTACTGCGTTAGGTCGTATGTCTGTATTTTGGCTATAACACCAATTGGAGCGAATGGTGCAACGCTGAACCCCTTCATCTTGTACGGGATACCGCTTTTGTCGATGAAATACACGAACTCGACGGTGTTGGTTATGCCGTGCTTGGCAGAGCACCCTACGCGCTCCATAATGGCTTGCGTGGCACGCTCGAAAGGAGGGCTTCCGGTTGCTATCGCCCAAGGCTCTATTGAGTCAGTGCCGAACAAATAGAGCATTTGACCAAACGCTTTTGGCGCGGTAAATGTGTCCGGACTACTCTCAGAGATGGAAAC